TATCTCCGCACTTTATGAACAGAATCGAGTTCACCACGTCGGGCGATTCGACGAACTAGAAGATCAAATGTGTTCTTTCTCGGCTGACTACGACCGAGGAAACAACAAATCTCCTGACCGTATGGACGCCCTAGTTTGGGGTCTAACTTTTATATTCGACAAAGTAACAGGTCGCCGCCGGGCTAAGACAGAAGAAGCTAACAAGCCTGTCTACATTCCCGGAATGGAAGACTACAACCCCTACAGAGGACACTCTGACACTAGCTGGATGGCTCTTTAAATATGGGTATTGGTAAAGCTCTTAGTTTCATAAGCCCCTTAGCAGGAGCAATCACAGGCGAAGGTATTGGCAAGGTTCTGCCGTATCTAAGTCCTGCCTACGGTATAATGACGGGTAAAGGTCCGTTCAATGACCTTTTGAGCGGTTTGTTCGGACAAGCCCAGCAAGCTACGACACAGGCTCCCGGAACTCCTACCGACCCTACAGATCAAGGCCCGGCTCCTTCCCGTTTACCACCTCCTTCAACAGGTTTGAATCCTAATGACTTTCTTGGTGGTCTGTTGATGCACCTACTTTCAAGGCGATAATGGCTAAAAAGAAATCAGACTCTACAGGCGAAGTCGATAAACTTATCCTTCCGGAGAAGGATTTCGACACGCCAGCAGCCTCCTACGTACCCGAAGGTTTCGATACCCTTGAGGACTATCTTCAGGATATGCGGGAGACGTATGAGCTTGACTTGAAATTTGATGATGACAACCGTATTGCAGCTCTTGAGGACAAGAAGTTTGTAGCCGGTGAACAGTGGGACCCTCAAGTTCTCCGTCAACGTGCCGGACTTCCGTGTCTTGTAATTAATACCATTCCCCAGTTTACAGCCCAGCTAGTCGGCGACTGGCGAGAAAATAAAAACGGTATTAAAGTTCTTCCGATGGAAAATGGCGACAAAAACGTTGCCGACATTCGCTCCGATCTCATACGGTCAATCGAAACAAACAACAGAGCTACTCGTACTTACGACAGCGCGTTTGAGTCGATGATTCAGTGTGGGGACGGAGCTTTTCGTATCGGCGTTAAGTACGCTGCGGAAGACGTCTTTGACCAAGATATCACCATTGAGCCTATTGACGACGTTCTTTCCGTTGTCTGGGATAGGCTGTCAATTGACCCTACAGGGCGGGATGCGACTCACTGTTTTGTAGATGACGTTATTCCTCAGAAGGAATTTAATCGTCGTTGGCCTGAGAGCGATCCTTCTACTTTGAGTGACGTGGAGCGTCGTAATCTTTCGGCCACTGGCTGGATTGATTCTGACACTGTTCGAGTTACCGAACACTGGCGTATTATTGAACGAGATCGAATGCTCGTCATGTTCGACGACGGAAGTATTCGAACCTTCGATGAGAATGTTGAACCAGATGAAATGGAGAAGTTTGGTACTCCGGTAAAGACGCGTGTTGCCCCTTGCAAGTATGCTCAGATGCACCTCGTCACAGGTTTCAAAATTCTCGCAGGTCCGTACGAATGGAAGATGAATCGTCTTCCGATTATCCGCATGGCTGGTCGTACAGTGACTATGGGAGACCGTCGATATCGGTACGGCCTAGTTCGCTTCATGAAGGACCTTGTTCGCCTTAAGAACTTCTGGCGCTCGGTTGCAGCTGAGCAGCTTGGCTACGCCCCGAAGGCGCAGTGGATTGCCACTGAGAGTGCCGTTGAGGGTAAGGAAGACAAGATTCGCAAGGCTCACCTTACTCGTGATCCTTTGCTGGTGGTTAACGACGAAGCCATCATTGACCAGAACATTAAGCGTCTTGATCCACCTCCCATGCAGATGGCTTTGCTGAATGAGGCGCAGCTTAACACTCAGGACATGAAAGATGTTACGGGGATTCATGATGCAAGTCTTGGAATCAAGTCCAATGAAACCTCTGGGCGAGCTATTATGGCCCGGCAACGTGAAGGAGATATTGCTTCCCTTACCTACTACGACAATGGGAATGCTGCTATCTTGGAAGCCGGTGACGTTATCAATCAGCTCATTGGTCAGGTCTACGACGGAACTCGTATAATTCGTATCATCGGAGAGGACGAGAAGACCAAGTTAGTTAAGATTAACGATCCTCTCGATCCTAACAGTCCTGACATTTCGCTGGGTAAATATGACGTAACCACTACCTCTGGTGCTTCTTACACGACTCGTAGGGTGGAAGCTGCCGAGGCTATGATGGAAGCTATTCAGGTCTATCCGGAGCTTATGCAGATTGCTGGTGACCTCGTGGTCAAGGCGCAGGATTGGCCGGGTTCTGAGGAACTCGCTGAACGTCTGGTTAAGACCATTCCACCGCAGCTTCTCTCCGACAAGGAAAAGGCTGAACTTGGCGATCAAGGTCCGAATGCCCAACAAATGATGCAGCAGCAAGCTCAGTTGCAAGAAGCCGTGCAGCAGATGGGCCAACAGCTTCAGAAGGTGGAGATGGAGAACGCAGCGCTCAAGACTAAGCAGGATATTGAGATGCGTAGACTTTCCATCGAAGAGTTCAAGGCAGAGACAGACAGGCTTGCCGCCTATGCTCAGTTTGCTGCCAAGGATAAAGAATTTGAACTCCGGCAACTTGAGCACGAAGCCGATCAGGCTATGGCTGAAGAAGAGCTAGAGCATCAGAAGAATGTTGACACAGGCCAGATGTTGATGGACGCACACGATCAACTGACGTCCCACGATCAGGGCCAACAGCAAATAGATAATCAAGCAGAAGACGCGAAGATGAGAGCGCAGAATCAAGACACTCTGACGCAGCTCAAGATTCGTGCTCTGTCTAAACGTTTAAACTCGGACGGTGAGTCTCAACCCTAACTCATCAACTAATCCGCAACTAGGGATCATCTTATAAAGGATGCCATTTTGACTGACGACAACAGTAATAACGAACTTGTCGATATTGACAACAACCTCGAAGATTTTAAGAACCAGTTTTTCAGTGAAGATACTGTAGAACAGGAAGCAGAAGATCAGGAAGAGGTTACCGAGGACGACGACCTCGCAACTGACGAAGACGAAGGTGAAGACGAAGATTCTGATGAGTCCGAAGAGGAATCAGAAGATGAAGACGAGGAAGAGGATAATCAACCTCGTGCAAAGCAAAATCGCCGTAAGTCCTATCAGGAACGTCTAAACGAGATTTATGCAGACAAGAAGGCGGCAGAACGTGAAGTTGAAGTTCTCCGGCGTGAACTTGAGCTAGCAAGGTCTCGATCTGAAGTAAAACAAGAACCACAGGCTCCGGTAAAGGCAGAAGCTCCAAAAGCTCCTACTCCGGATGACGTAGATGACAAGGGCGAACCGCTCTATCCTCTCGGTGAAATTGATCCTAATTATATTGCAAACCTTACGAGGTTTACGGTTATGCAGGAGATGGAAGCCGCTGAGCAGAAGAGGCAGGAACAGGCTCAGGCTCGCCAGATGCAGGAACAACAGCAACTAATCCAACAGCACTGGGTTGAAAACCTAGAAGCCGTTGAAGAAGAGCTGCCTGACATTCGTGAGAAAATCTCGTCTATGGTGGAAGTATTTAAGGATATTCCTCCTGCGTACGGCGAGTACCTTGCTGGTACTATTATGTCGTGCGATCACGGTCCTGAAATCATGTATTACCTCAGCCAAAATATCGGCGAGGCCCAGAAGATAGTTGCCTCTGGTCCTGCTGCTGCAACCCTCGAAATTGGTCGCCTAGAAGCACAGCTTACAAAGCCCAAGCAAGAGGAGCGTGAGAGCAACAAGAGAGTATCAAAGACTCCGCCCCCGCCTGAAGTGCGGACTCGCGGGTCTGGTGGACGGTTCTCCGTACGCCCAGATACTCGTGATCTGGCTGCCTTCAAAAGAGAGTTCTTTAAGGACTAAATCCTAGACTACTCTGCGAAGGCGCTTTGGGAACTTAGAAAGGTACAAAATCCCAAATGACTGCACCTACTAATACTGTTGACCAGTCAAGGCTGGTACTCAACGCCTTCGCGGCTAGGTTTGAGAATAACCTACTCGCCGCTGACCTCGTGACGTGGAAGCAGTACGACGGCTCTTATGACGCTCGTAATGGTTTCATGGTTTCCGAGCAGGTCGAACCCCGTTACGTCGTGACGCACACGACTGGCGGTATTAAGGACCTGTCCGGCGGTGTTCAGGCGACTGCATTCGGCTCCGAGATGTTCTCGGTTAACGACTCCTTCGGCGTTTCGATGGGTTGGGCCGAGTTCGACCGCATTAAGAACATCGGTGACGCTCGTGAGAGTGTGGCTATTAAGGCTGCTGCGAACAACCTCGCGGAACAGCTTGACAGTTACATCATGGGTGTTGCGGGTCTCGCGGCCAACAACGCTGTCGGTACGGCTGGTAGCAACGTTGCAACTTATGCAGACGTTGCCTCTGCCTATACGCGCCTGAAGAAGGAAGGTGTTGATGACTCCGACCTTCGCCTCGTGCTGTCGTACGATGACCGTCAGGCGATTGCAACCTCTGTCGTTGCCTACACGGCTACTGACAGCCTTTCCACCCAGACGTTCCGTAAGGGCTTCGTTGGTGAAATCGACGGTCTTCCGACGATGTTCACTCAGCAGCTCTCGTCCATCACTCCGGGTACTCGTACCAACGGTGCGGTGAACGGTGCGAACCAGAACGTCAACTATGCCGACGTCTGCAAGTCCACGACTGCTAACGGTCGTTACCTGACGCAGACGCTCATTTGCGACGGCTTCGGTGCGAATGCCACGATTAAGGATGGTGAAATCTTCACTCTCTCGAACTCGGGCACGACCATCAAGGCTTGGGACAACCGCAAGCAGCAGGTCCAGACCCACGCCCAGCAGTTCCGCGTCGTTGGTGACGTCACTGCTGACGGTACGGGCGCTGCTACCCTGCGTATCTTCCCGGCGATCATCATCGGCGATACCGATCAGAACTCGGCTCATCGTACGGTTGATGTGAAGCCTGCGGATAATGCGGTTGTGACTTTCTTCGGTACGGCTAGTACGGCTTACACTCCTCGCTTCCTGATTCAGAAGCCCGCGATTGTGGTCAGCACGATGGACCTTCCGTCCTCGTTCACTGACACCAACGACCGCGTGTCGCTGACGAAGGTTCCGATGAGTGTTCGTATGTGGAAGCACACCGACTGGGCCACGGGTGACCAGAGCATTCGCTTTGACTGCGTTGCTACTGCGAACGTCCGTGATCGTCGTCGGATTGTCCGCGTTAACGGTGCGTAACTAACTGGTGGAGGGGGTCTTTCGGGGCTCCCTCCCCTTTTACTGTAAGGTTAATAAATGGCACTGATTGCTATTGACATTATCAAGCGCGCTTATCGGATAAGCAATATCGTGCCCTTGGGTGTGGACCCTACTGGCGATCAGCAGACCGAAGCCCTCGACATTCTTAACTCTATTCTATTTTCTACTATTGGAAATGAGGCTGGCGATCCTCTAACTGACATTCGTATCGGTGGAGATTTCGACCAGTCAATTCTGTGTTCTCCTTTTGTTCCTCGGAACGTTCGGTTGGTTGTAAACGCCTCTGAGGCGCTTTCTTTTGATCTAGACCCGATGCCGCAGGACGGTCAGCGTTTTGCTGTTGTTGACGTTATCGGTAACTTCGACACGTACAACGTAATTCTGAATGCTAACGGCAGCAGCATTGAATACAGTGATCCTCTTGTTCTTGATACCGCTGACTTCATTGGTCAGTGGATTTATCAGGCGAACGAGAGCAACTGGCTAAGAGTTAACACTCTTGACCTCAATGACTTCCTTCCCTTCCCTGACGAGTTCAAAGACTACTTCACCATCATGTTGGCTTCTCAGTTAGACCCGAGTTACGGGCAGAGCCTTGCTCCTGAGACGATTGCCTACATGCGTAGGATGAAGAGCCAACTCCATTCTCGCTATGAGCAGAAAACGTTGATGCCTAGCGATCTTACTACCTTTGGTTGGCTTTCAGACCCGAAAGGCTCTTGGTACAACTCTTACACGGATATTGATTTTAACACTGGAAGGTATCTACCGTGGAAGTAGAAGTCCCTCTCGGTAAAGGTCAGTGGATTCGCAATCGGGCTGATGAACCCGCGGTCTACGTTAAGAACCGTTTCTTTGAAGCTAATCCAACTAACACAGAAAACCAAGTTGCTCTGATTGAGCGTCCTGCTCTTGTTGAGCTGCTGGAAGTAGGTGTTGGTCCGGGACGTCGGCTTTACCACGAACCGGGTTTCAGTAACGACGATCTGTTCCACGTTTCTGGTAATCAGCTTTGGAAGCATCACATGGAACTGAACCGTACGATTACTTCTACGCAAATCCCCGGCCTGATTGACGGAGCTGACGATGAATCGCCGGACATGGCAGCTACCGATCAGTATCTTTGGATTACTGACGGAAGCTCTCTTCAGTACACAGACGGAACTTCAGCACTCGTTCCTGTAGCTACCCCCGATACAATTCCCTTCGTTTCTCTAGACGTCTTCAACGGTTACGTGCTTTGTGTGCAGGATCAGTCAGACAAGTTTTACTGGATTCAGCCCGGAGCTACTACAGTTGATCCTCTAGACTTCGCTAGTGCAGAACGGTTTCCAGATAAAATCTTCCAAGTTCGCGTCGTAGGTGACGAGTTCTGGCTTCTAGGTGAGAAATCAATCGAAGTGTGGCGCGCTACCGGAGATGGTGATGCTCCTTTCCAACGTATTGAAGGCCGCGCCTTTAACTTCGGTATTTGGACGGGCACTGCCGTACGATGTGCCGACACTAGCGTTCTTTGTGTTTCGGATACTGGCACCGCTTACAATATTGCTGGTACTCCTTCTCCTGTTTCCAATCCCGCCGTTGCCAATGTACTGCGCGACGCAATTCTTGATGCTAAGGAACAAATATAATGGGACTTCTTTGGTGCGACGGTTTTGAACATTACGGTCTCGATGAGACTAAGCTACTTGATGGTGTCTATGCTCAAGCGGATACCAACACAGTAAGCTTGTCTACTACTAGGGCTAGTACAGGAACGACTTCCGTTTATTTTAATGGTGCCGATGGTGTCGCTGAGGTCAATGGATTAAGAAAAGTTCTTCCTACTGCGATTGATAAAATGGGTGCAGCAGGGCGTTTCTACTTTCCCGATTTGCCTGATAATAACAACTGCTGTGCTATTTTTGATTTTCTTACTTCAGCCCCGCAGCAGTCTCAGTTAACTTGTGTTCTAGATTCAAATGGTTGCTTTCGGTTTTACCAAGGAGGTAAAGTTTTCCCATATTCAGACGGAACTCTGGTGGCTCAGAGCGATCCTTTGATTAATGCGGCGTCTTGGAATCACATCGAAGTCCAAGTTTACATTCACGATACCTCTGGATGGGTTCGTGTAGCCGTTAACGGTGTTCATCGTTTCCAAGCGACGACTTTGGATACTGCTTTCAATACTGATAAAATCGTAAGTGTCATGCAGCATCAGCGTACTGGTGGCGACAACGATTTCTACATGGACGATATCTATTATTATGATTTCACCGGAGACTCAGCGGTAGAGACTGATTGGTGTCCAACTACTGATGGTAGCGGCATTGCGACTAGTTACATGGGTGAATATGACGTAGTGTACCTCCCTGTCAACGGAGATACCAGTGAGGCTGACTTCTTGAAGTCAACTGGAACTGACGGTTACGCTCTAATTGATGAAACAACTCCGGACGATGTAGACTATGTATATTCAACCACTGCTGGTGACTTGTCAGAATTTGAACTTACCGATCTTGATCCTAAGTACACTTACATTAGAGGTGTTCAGCTTCTTGGTCGGTTGAGTAAGACGGATTCGGGAGCAGCTCAGACGCAGTTTGGTATGCACTCTAGCTCGTCTACCAACGATGCTTCTGCACGTCCTATCACTACGATTCCTACGTACTGGTGGGATTTCATGAACGTAGACCCTGCGAGCTCTGCTAGGTGGACGCGGGCTTCTTTGAATGCTGCTAAAATCCGCTACACCCGGAGTGTTTAATGACAGACGCTCGCCTTTATCAAGGTGGTGCCTATTCTGTTACAGCCTCAATAACTCCTGAAGTTCGGCTGTCTATGGGTGCTGCCTACATGATAGGCATTTACCCATCAGCTGAAGTTCGAGTTTCTCAAGCTGGTGTTAACATTCTCAAACAAGCGGAGACGTCCTCAAGTCTCTATCTTGTTAAGAACCATCAAGCCGGTGTAAACGTTCTTGCTCGGGGTATCGTCGATAAACCAATTCTCCATGCTTGGAGATTTCCTCAAGACGATCACGAGTTCTACGTTCTTCAAATGGGAAGCAACGGAACTTACGTTTTCGACAAGCTAACACATCAGTGGGCTGAATGGCAGTCTCCTGACTCTGTTAACTGGAGGGGTAACGATGGTTGTGACTGGCAAGGTATCAACGTCTGTTGCGACACACAGTCTGGTAAGCTTTGGAAGATTGACGCAGATAACCGTCTTGACTACGAAACAACTCCAATAACTAGTACTGTTACGGGTGGAATGTCTCTTAGGTTTAGAAAGAACGTTCCCTGTTTCATGGCTGAATTGGCTATCTCCGAAGGTCAAACGCCAGAAGGTATTGATCCTGCTGCGCTAGGTATCTCGCTTCGGACCGGCGATACGTTGACTTGGTACGACCACGGAACAGTGACAGGCGATCAAGTTGGAGATAAAGTTACCGTTCGTTTCTACGGTCTTGGTGTGATGGGTTACCCCGGACGAATCTTCGAAATCACCGACACAGGTATTGCTCGTAGGATTGACGGACTTAACATTGAGGTAGGTGGAAATGCCGGCGGCTCTCAGTAAAGTATCTCCACTTCCTTTTAACGTCCCGATTGTTCACCCGGAAACAGGTTTTCCCACTTCTTACTTTCAGCAGATGCTACAGCGGTGGTTGACTGAAAAGAAAACCACTGACGACTTAGCAGCTGATGCCGTTCAAGGCGCTCGACAGATCATTGCCGGAGCCGGTCTTACCGGAGGTGGTGATCTTACAGCTGACAGAACTCTGGACGTAGGAGCAGGAACGGGTATTACTGTCGGGGCTTCAGACGTTGCCATTGACATTAGTGCTGAAGCAGAACGTATCCGAGACGTCATTGGAACTGCTCTCGTCGCTGGATCGAATGTCACGATCACGGTTAACGATCCCGGTGATACGATTACGATTGCAGCGACCCCGGCTGCTGGTTATACTGATGAACAAGCTCAGGATGCTGTGGCAGCGGCGATTGCATCAGGGACTCAAACGGGAATTACCGTTACATATAATGATGCCGGAAACGCTCTTTCCTTTTCAGTTGGATTAACACTGAATTATATCCTGAACTCAGGAGCAACTGGAACTAATGTCGGGCCAGAACTACTCGCTCCTAGATCGGGGTCATTTTCAACTTGTAAAGTTGTAACTAAAACTTCTGATGCTTCAACTGATCTGACATTTCTAATTAAAAAGAACGGGGTTAATATCTTCTCAGTAAATCCGACTGTGTCTCATGGGACTTCAGCAGGAACGGTTTCGACCGTTGGAACTTTGACTTCGACTCCCCTTAGTGTTTCAGCTTTCGACGTATTTACACTCGATGTAACTTCTGGAACATCTTCTTGGGCCGCTACAATTGTTTTGGAGTGATTAATGGCAACTGCCACTGGTAACTACGTCTGTGATAATTCAACTCTCGCGAACTTCAAGAGTTGGGCGCAAGCCATTAGTAACGCCTTCTCTACATTCGGTTGGACGCAGACTACCGATACGGGGCAAGTCAATTGGGGAACAATTGCATCCGTACCGGCTTCAACATATGTCTATGAGGTCTGGAAAGCTGCCGATGCTCTAGCTGCAACGATGCCTATTTATGTCAAAATGGAGTACGGATTTAGCACTTCTAGTCCTCGCCTACGTGTCACCGTAGGAACCAGTTCGGACGGAGCCGGTAATATAACTGGACAGGTTATCTCAAGTGCTCCTTGGCAGCTTAATGCTCTTAGCGTCAATCAGGGAGCAGCTACTACTTTTCCTTGTTTCTTCTCTGGTAGTTCTGGTGAGTTTCGAATGGTTATGTGGAACCATCCAGCTTCGTCACCGGGAACCGGAATTATTTTCGTCATTGAGCGAAGCAAGGATGCAACTGGTGCAAACACCAATGAATATGTGACCGCTCTCTATGGGACGCAGGGCAACTCTGGTCTGGCAGCTCAGCAAACCTTTACGGCAAGTGGAATTGGTAATAAAGATCAGGGTTCAATAGGTCTTGGATTGTCTACACAATCAAACACTGGATTGGCATTTGGCACAGTTGCTGCATTTCCTTTCTTTCCCATCTTAGGTAAAGTAGGAAATCCGATGCTCGGTGTAATGTCCGTTGTCGGTAACGACGGTGCGGCAAATAGCATTGTTACTGTAACCAGCATGTATGGAGGAACACACACCTATGTTTGTGGGGGTCCGAGTGGAGGTTATATCTCATTCGGTGGCCGAAGTGTCGGCGGAGCCCTTGTGTCACCATTAGTTAGATATGAATAATGGCCGGACCCTATACAGCATTCACATATGGTGATCCTTCTGTTTCACCCGCTGTAATCGGAGTAGCTACTGCTTCTTTTGTCGGTTATACGACTAGTGGAAATGCCTATCCGGTTCCTTTTGCTCAAGAGTTGAAGAATGGAACTGTTGGAATTGCATATTCTGAAACAGTAAGTGCTAGTGGTGGAGTAAGTCCTTATACTTTCTCGATTGTAAGTGGAACTCTTCCTTCTGGTTTGTCTCTAAATGGTTCGACAGGAGTGATTTCTGGAACACCAACTATTGCGGGAATTAGCACCTTCGCTGTCCGTGCAACAGGTTCTTTAGGTTTAACGGGAGATCAAACCTTTAGTATTACTATTGCATCGGCTGCTGTCGTGAGTGTTAGTAACTATGGTTGGTGTGGATGATTGAGCGCTCTTTCGATCTTACGAAGCTGATAAAAGGTGTCTCTATGGTTCCTTCAGCTTACAACGAAGGAGCCGATTACGCAAGTTGGTTAAACAACCCAAACAACTTCATGTTTGTAGACGGAGACAACGTAGGCTTAGCTCAGTGTGAAACTCCTCACGTCTACATCGTTCATTGGTTTTTCACAGCAAGAGGAAAAGAAGCACTAAGACTCGGTAAAGACATGCTTCACGAACTATTTGAACGAAGCCTTGCTAAAACGGTTATGGGTCTCACTCCTGTAGAAAACAAACCCGCTCGATGGTTAGCCAAGCAAATTGGTTTCAAGGGTAAGGGAACAATTCAATGTAAATTCGCCGAGTGCGAAATGATCTTTCTAACCAAAGACGACTTTTATAAAGGATACAATTAATGGGCGGTGGTATTGGTGATGCGATCTTCGGCTCTTCGCCGGGCTCGAACCAGAGTAGCAACAGCTCGTCTCAGTCGGGCAACTACGCATGGCCGATGCTCAGTGGTGCGCTAGGTCCAGCAGTTAATTACACGACAGCGGGAGGCAACATGCTTGCTTCCCTTCTTGGTGTTCCGGGTTACGGTACTGCTGGAACAGGTAATGGTTCTACTACGACTACTAACACAGCAGGACACTGGGTAGACTTGTTCCATGACGGCATCAACGGAAACGGACGAGATGCTCAGCGTAATGGACAACCCACGCGATATTGGCTAGGTGACAACGGCACTCAGTATCCCGGCGGTCCTCCCGTTACTGTAACTCCCGGCTCTACTGGTGGTACGAGCACTCCGACTACGGGAGGTTCAACAGGCGGAGCAGGAAGTGCTCTAGATAACTATGCCAACTCTGCCGGTATGAACTTTCTGATGCAGAACATGCAAAAGGCGGTAACCAGCAGCAAAGCTGCTCAAGGACTGCTTCAGTCTGGTTCGTACGGCACGGCCCTACAGGATCGGGGCTACGGCCTTGCTAGTACGTATTTGAATCAGTATCTCGATCACTTGCTTGACTTCTCGAAACTTGGTCTTGGTGCGGCAGGTACTCTGTCTAATGCGGGTCAGTACAGTAACAGTCAGAGTCAGAGCACTGGTAGTTCTTCCCAAGGTAAAGACGGACTTCTCGGTACTGCACTAAGTGCCGTTCCCTTCCTTGGCTCAATGGGAGGGGGTGCTGGGGCAGCAGCCGGTATTGGTGAACTAGGTATGGCTCTTTCAGATCGTAGGTTGAAGAAGAACGTCAAGCACGTTCACACGCTTCCAGATGGACTCAAGGTTTACGAGTACGAGATGGTGTACGAACCGGGGGATCGTATCCGTGGCGTCATGGCTGACGAGGTGAAAGAACTTCGTCCGTGGGCTTTTGTTCCCAACATGATTCCGGGCTACGATGGTGTTGATTACGGAAAGATTGGAAATTTGAATGGGTAGTTTGCTATCTGCAATTGGGCTAGGCGGAAGTCAGGCTCCTATGCAGGTGCCTACTATCGCAGGAGATGCTCCTATGGTTGATCCTCAGAAGGCTATGGATGAACAGATGCCTACTGGATTTCAACCTCACAAACTGTCTTTCCTAGCTGCCTTGGCTGACAGCTACCTCGTAGGTCACGGTCGTAAGCCTGTGTTCTCTCAGATGAACGACCAGAAGAACATGATGGCTGCGATGCAGAACTTCGCTACTGATCCTATGTCTGCTATTCGAAATGTAGCGGCTATTCCGGGTCATCAGGCTGATGCTTGGAAAATGTATCAGACGTATGAAGACGACCAGCGGGCTGATCTTCAGGCGAAGATTCTCAACGAACAGAGAATGGATCAGGCTCGTGGGCGATTGGCTAGTTATCTTGGAGCTGTTCAAAGTTCCAAGGACCCTGCTGCTGCTTATGATAAACTGCTCCCGAACCTTCGGAAGTATGCAGAAAGTCGCGGTCTCGACCCTACCGAACTGCCTGACAAGTATGATCCAGATGTAGTTGGTATGTACCAGTACGGTGGTATTACTGCTGATGCCCAGCTTGATAATGATCGTGACAGCGATTACAAAGAACGTCGTCTAGAACAGATGGATCGTACGATTGATAATACTGAAGAGTATCGTAACGCTCGTCTAGGACAGATGAACCAGACGCTGAGTGAGCGTGAACGTCACAACCGTGTGATGGAAAACAAACCTAACGTTTCAAGGACCAAGCCGTCTGTATCCTACGTGAACACTAAGTACGGTCCGGGTGAAGTCAGTCCTGATGGTAAAGCTCTGAAGGTTAACATCAACGGACAGGATCACGTCTACACGAAGGTAGGACCTAATCAGTGGAGACACGTTAAAGTAATTCCGAGCAATCCTAAGGCAGGTACGCTTAGTTACAGCGACGTGGCTGCTGACGATGATGATGAGGACTAATGCCTAACTGGTGGGATGACCCTGACCTACAGGAAGCTCCGGCTCCTAAGAAGCCGAGTCTGTGGGACAATCTTAGAAATACCGTAGTACAGGCTGTCTCTAATCACGATTGGGGGCAAACGGCTGACTATATTTCTGAACAGGCTCAAAGAGGTATCACAGATATTCCGGGATTTATCGGAGATGCTGTTTTAAATCCTGTAAGAGATTTGAAGGATATTCCGAAACAACTAACGGGGATTTACCACGGACTAACAGGTGGACCTACTAAACAGGATTTGCAAAACACCAAAGAGAGATTTGAACGTCCGGGTGTTGTTTCTGGTCGAATTGAAAAAGCCCTAGGACCTACTGTAGAAGAGCCTCAAGATTCAGTAGACAGGTATATTGGTTCAAGCGTTCGAGGAGCTATCTCAGGGGCTCCTTTCGGAGGTGTTGGTGCTGTTTCTGGCGCTGGTAGCGGAGTGGGTATGGAAGCAGGTTCAGACCTTTTTCCTGACTCTCCCGTGGCTCCCATAATCGGCGGCTTAATTGGAGGCGTTGCTCCCGAAACTTTACATACTGTTGTGCCCCGTCTTGGTACGTCGATTCGTAACGGGATTCGTCAACCAAATTGGAAAGCCGTTAACGACATTATTGTTAACGACCTTGAAGGGGGAGGTACACTAGAGAACCCTAAAATTAGTAAGAAGGGTGCTATGGGTCCGCAGCAGGTGATGCCTGATACGGCTCGTGCTCCCGGCTTTGGTATTAAGCCGTGGGATGGTAAGACTCAATCAGACCTTGCCCGCGTAGGTCGTCAGTACAGTGCTGCCCTGATGGACAAGTACGACGGTGATGTTGCTAAAGTCTTGGCTGCATACAACGGCGGTTTTGGACGTGTTGATAATTTGATTGCCAAGTACGGAGATAACTGGCTCTCCCACATGCCAAAGGAGACGAGAAACTACGTTCGTAAAGGACTGGACAAACTTCCAGCACAGACTCCTGATAATCTTGGTGAAAGTACTCTTGTTCGTGACGAGTTGCCGGATACCTATGAACAAGCCTATGTAAATCGTGGACTTACTCCGGGACCCGACGTTCTGCCTCACTTTAGTGACGGAACTCCTAAACTTCCTTCTATTCTTCAACTTGAACAGGATACTGGAAGAGCCATTAGTTACAAAACGCAAAAGATGGCGACAGACTTTGCTAATGAAATTGAAGTCGATCCTGACCTTTTGATGAAGCAGTACATCGAGTCTTACGATGGACACCTAGGTAACATTAAGAGCTCTCTTAAAGCAGATTGGGAGGATTACCAAAAAGAAGCTGCTGCAATTGATGCTAAGTACGATCAAGTTCCTTTTGAAAACCTTGCCAATAAGGACTATAGCACTGAAGCTAATCCATTAACGGCTCTTGCAGATGACTTATATAAGTCGGGCTTATATAATACTCCCGAAGAAGCTATGCAAGGGGCTAAGAGTAAGTGGGACGTTCCTGAAGACCTACCTCCTGAAAAGTTTCCCCAGTGGCATAAAGATTTAAAAGAAGCTCTTTATGAAGATAATCTGACCGTCCCTGACGAAGACTACGGGTATGTCTACGATGATGAACCTGTTGATCTTGAAGATCACGTAGGTTCAACTCCTTATTATCAAGGACAGGCCGATACAGACTCTTTCTACGCTCCTTACGGTAAGGGAAAGCACTTTGTCTCAATAGATAATTACGAGACTTCAACGGGTAAGAAGATTGGGCCTCTAACCAAGCAAGCTATTGAGGAGTATGCCAAAGATAATGGTATCCATCCGGACAGTGTCGCTTCTCACTTTCTGAGTGACAGTGGGGATTCTACCCTCAAGGATGGTGTATCTTTGTGGCGAGATGAACTTGCCAAGGAGCAGATGACTCCGAAAGAATACAAAGCATACCAAAAACTTCCAACTACTGATCCTAAAGTTCTCAAGGTTCTGAGTAAGTATCTTGAACCGGGACTTGTCAAACCAAAAGAACCGTCGCCTCTAGCCAAAGTAGGTATGACCTTTCTTCGTATGCTGAAGGATGACAGGGGAGGCACAGCTCCTTCTCCTGAAGAACTTCACGGTTTGATTACGGAGTGGAACAAAGGTACTCGATATCTTCTGAAAGGTTCAGACGGCACTCCCCTCCGTATTTATCACGGAACTAAGTACCAATACGAAGGGCTCCCTTCTGGTGAAAAGAACCGGATGCCGTACGGGTATGTTCTGTACAGTACTGATCCTGCCTTTGCCAGTAATTATGCAACTTTGGCCGGAGGAACGAGGCTAGGTGAAGCTTCCCGAGTCTTCCCTGCCTACGTTAAGAACGATCCAGCCATTGCTGATTTCCGTAAACCAGAAGACCTCGCTAAAGCTGTTGAATGGTATAAAAAGAAGAAAATAGATCGTTGGGGTGTTGAGCACGATCTTGCCCGTGGTGCTTGGGACATGTGGGAACGTCCTGACATGCTTAAGGACAACGGATGGACAGGTGCTTTCTTAACCGAATCAATGGCAGATGATAAAGGTCCTCGACTTAACATCATGCTTGAGGATCACCTAGTTAAGTCTATCTTTGATCCGTCAACTTATCGAAACAACACCATCGGACATAAGATTGTCCGTACGATGACGGATATGTTGAGAGACGAGACCGGTGCTATTGGTAAGAAGCCCGTAGAGGACGCTGGTTACGAAGGGCTTTCTCCTGAGCAGAAACTCATCAAGGCCATTGATGAGGCTAAGCCTCTTAGCGGTCAACAGAAGCGTGCGTACAACGAAGCAAGGGCTGAGAAGGCTGCAAAACTAGCTGACATACAAGCCAATGGTGGCGGTATGGAAGGCTACAAGGCTCAAATGGCGCAACTTAAAGGTCAGCTTCCTAAGGTTGACTATGAGAGCATCGCTCAACACTTCACACCTGAAGACATTGACACGCTGCTTAACCGCATCAACGGAAATAACTGGCTTCTTCCGTACGAGAAGATGAACGCTCAGACTTCTCTTCTAAAGTTGCTAGGTGCTGAAGGGGCTAAGGTTCCGTCTCAGGCAGAGCTTAAGCTACTTGCTCACGTTTTCCCTGAAGAGATGGTAGACGCTCTGATGCGTAACCGTCCGTTTGCCAAGCGTTTCTGGAACGGTGTCTCCAACGCAATCAACATTCCGCGTTCCCTCATGGCGAGCTTCGACTTGTCGGCTCCCCTTCGTCAGGGCGTGTTCATGGTTGGACGGAAGGAGTTCTATCCTGCCTTCGCCAAGATGTTCCAACTGTTCGGAAGTGAGAAAGCCTCTCAGGCTCTCATGCAGAGCATTCGGGACAGGGATACATATCCTCTGATGCGTAGGGCTGGACTGGCTTTGACCAATCCTGAGGGCAAGTTCCTCGACGCTCGTGAAGAGGCGTTCATGTCCACTTGGGCTGAGAAGATTCCAGTGATTGGTCGAGGAGTTAAAGCTTCAGACCGCGCTTACTCGGGCTTTCTGAACAAGCTACGTGCTGACACCTTCGACAGTCTGGTTAAACTTTCCAAAGAAGCTGGTGTTGACCTAGAGAAAGACGGCAAGGCCCTTCGAGACATGGCTAAGTACATTAACTCAGCTACGGGACGAGGAGACGTGGCTGGTCTTATTCAGAAGAATGCTCACCTTCTCAACGGACTGTTCTTCTCTCCACGTCTGATTGCTAGCCGCATGACGATGCTCAATCCTGCATTCTACGTTCAACTGACTCCCGTAGTGCGTAAGGAGGCTATCAAGTCTCTTATCGGCTTCTCAGCCATCGCACTTACTGCGCTGAACCTAGCCAAGCACTCAGGTCTTCAGGTAGAAACCGATCCACGGTCAGCAGACTTCGCTAAGATTAAAGACGGTGACACTCGCTACGACATTCTGGGCGGTTTCCAGCAGTACATTCGCTTCGGCGCTCAGATGATTAGCGGTGAAACAAAAACCGCCTCTGGCAAGATTAACTCTCTCACCAAAGGCGAATACGGTAAAGACACTCGGCTGGACACAGCAGAGAAGTTCTTCGAGAATAAGTTCAGTCCTGTGGCCTCCTTTATCGCTGACTACCTACGTGGTAAAGACCCGGCGGGTAAGAAGTTCACTTGGACAAAAGAAATTGCCAGTAGGTTCATTCCGCTTGTGGCTCAGGACACGGCGGATGCGTTTAAGGAATACGGGGCGAAAGGTTTGCTCTCCGGTATTCCGGGAATCTTCGGTGTTGGTGTTCAGACCTACAAACCCAAAAAGCCCAAGACCAAAGCCCCTAAAAAGGAATGGTGGGAACAATGACTAGTCAAGTGGAGCGTATCGCCGCTATGGAAGTACGGTTATTTAAATTAGAAGAAACTGTCGTTAACATGGACAAGAAGTTAGATGATCTTCTTGCTCTTAAGTACAAAGGACAGGGTATGTTTCTTCTAGCCTCTGCCATCTTTGGTACGGGTATCATAGGCACTCTGTACATGATATTGGGCTGGTTTAAAGGACATTAATTTATGGGACTGTTAGAGTTCGTACCGTTTCTTAGAGACTTGATGGACAGGGTTATCCCTGACCCTGCACAGAAGGCACAGTTGGAAATCCAACTAGCTCAACTCGCAGCGCAGGAACAAGAACGAGAGCACCAAGAAGTCCTAGCCCAATCGCAAACAAACACAGCGGAAGCAAGCAACCCCAATATATTCGTTGCAGGTTGGCGTCCTTTCGTAGGCTGGGTTTGTGGTGTAGGTGTGGCTTACTCATTTATCGTTGAGCCTTTTCTTGAGTTCTTAGCCAAGCTGGATGGATACACGGGAGCGTTCCCTGCACTAGACACCAGCAATCTGATGACCCTCATGATGGGTATGCTCGGCCTTGGTTATCTCCGTACGAAGGAGAAGATTAACGGGATTGACTCCGAAACTACGACGTCGGTTGCAACTCCTGCTATTCCTAAGAAGAAAGTATTGGGGATTCCGTGGCCGTTCTAGATTCAATTAGAAATGCTATCCTGTGGCTACAGCAAGCAGAACGAGAGCTGCAAGACCTCCAAAATACAGAACCCACTCAGACCAGCACCAACGTTGATGATAGATTCGCTTGGGGGGCAAAGGTTTTTCCTATGTTTAAGGAACGCGTTAAATGGATAGCGGACAACCTGACTGATGAAAGTTATCAAGGAAATCCTTGTTCTGATCTCATGGCCTGTATGGCATGGGAGAGTGCAGAGACGTTTAGATCAGATATTAAAAATGCCGCTGGAAGCGGCGCTACAGGACTTATCCAATTTATGCCAAAGACGGCAATCACCCTAGGTACAACTGTTGCTCAGTTGGCTAAGATGACACCGGAGGACCAGCTTAAGTATGTTTACTTGTACTTCAAGCCGTACGCTGGTCGCCTTAGGAATCTTGGTGACTTGTACATGGCTATTCTTTGGCCCGCAGGTGTCGGGCAACCGGACAACTACGTACTCTTCGATAGGTCTAAGACGCCTACTACGTTCCGCCAGAATGCGGGACTTGACGTTAACAAAGACGGACTAGTAACTCGTAGTGAGTGTGTGGTGAAAGTTAATGAAAAGTTGGCGAAGGGATTACAAGAAGGATATGTTGGTTAAATGTGTAGTGCTTGCCGTTGCTCTGGCAACCGGCTTTCTAGTTACTGACAACCTCTGTGTGCCTCAACAGTACAGAGGCAACGCTAAAGTAACAGTCTACTTTACAGACGAGAAAGGGATCGCAAAACACTGTGGAGTATCTCGCGATCCCTCTTTAACTACTCTCGCTTGTTCACAAATTAACGGTCACAAAATGGTAGTTCTAAATCCTTGTTTAGATCAAGATGCAGACACTCCCGAAACCTACGCTCACGTTCTGTGTCACGAACTAGCTCACGTTAACGGATGGGAGCATCCAGAAGCTGGTAGGATCAATCTCCTAAAGGGCTGAAATCTTCAGCAAAGGCTTCCAGCGGAATGATGTAAAGTTCAACAGGGGTTGGCGACGCTTGCCGTAGTAGCACAGCGTCGTCTTCCCAAAGCGTTGCGTCGTAAATCAGACTTGAAGTGTTTTCCTTACACCTCACATAGCCCACCGACACAAGCCAGTTCTTGGCTTCCTGTAGTGTGATCTTCAGCCTCGTATTCTCTAAGCCGCGTCCAGTCGATGGATTGCGGCATTTTTTGTAGCCATTCGTTGTACTGTTCTTCGGTTAGCGTTTGGTACGGCGCTTGTGGATACTCCGTAGGATCAAAAGGCAAGAAGCTAACGCCAGAGAGGATATCGAAATGTCGATAACACCAAGCTGCCACGTCAACCCATTCATCTTCACCGACAGAGATGGTAACCGACGGTTTGTGCTCACACCAGTTCTCCTGAAAGTTCTTCCAAACTTCTAGAAACTCTACGGCCTTTATGTCTGATCGTACGACGCTACTATCTGGTGCTTTTTGAGGGAAGTAGAAGACCAGTGCAGAAGGGTTCCTCTTATCCGGTTCATACGGGACACCAGAGGCAACCAAAAGGTCAGAGATCGGGTCTTTAACGTCATTCCTAACCGATCTGAGATAGAACTTGCTCCATCGTGGATGGATACCAGAAGCAGAGTTAACAAGCTGGCTAACAGTGCCACTAGGCTTGACACAAGTAATAGCGGCGGAAGCAGGTATTCCAAGGCGATCTGCCCACTCTTTGTTAACATCATTCGCCAACTGCTTGAGCTCATTTAGAACTCCCCCGCTAGTGGTCCCAAAAAGCTTTGGGTTGTCGGCAATGCCGGTGAGGCTGACTCCGAGGAGTCTTTCTTCTTCCGTGTTCTTTTTCCAGATGCTACGGAGGTAGCGGAAGTCCGTGAAGGTTGACTGAATTGTACCGAGAATTGTAGCGAGGCGAACTTTCCTTCGCAAGTCGCCAATTTCGTCTTCAGGTCGGACAACAACTTCCGTGAGGTTGCAGAATTGAAAGGGTCGAAGGATAATCTCTGAGCATGGGTTAGTGCCAAAGTCATAGTTCGGATCGCGTTTTCCAAGCTTTTCGACGAGTTTTCGAGAAGCGTCTCGATTGAAGATTCCTCTTTCGCCTGACTTGCTGTCATAAAGTGATTTCCATTCCTTAAGAAACTCGCCCACTTCGGGCTTTCCGTTGTACACGGCGGAGTTGTTTGCCAACTGTCGGTAGACACTCGCCTCCCACCAACTCCCACTCTTTGCCTTCGCCATTGGTTCGCTGCCTAGGTCCGACAAGGAAATCATAGCGGAGCGACGGACGCCTCCTACGACCACCACATCGGCCACCATGCACATCAGGTCGTGGCATTCTAGGCTACTAAGTCTCCGTCCTCTGGCACTTCGGAAAAGCCGTACGGTAAATTCAAAAAGCCGAACAAGCGGTTCGGGTCCAGAAGCTCGGCCTCCAAACGTTCGTAGTCGCGCACCAGCAGGTCGTACTCTCGACACGTCCCACTTGGGGACCTGACCTGCAATAAGCAAGGTGATGAGTTCTCGGAAGGACTTAGCCCATCCCTCTTTACTATCTGCAACGACAATAACGGTATCTGTGTCAGAAAATTCCTCCGTAATACGTGGGAGTTGAGATACGTACTTCTCCTCTACGGAGAAACCAACTCCGGTCCCACACATCAAGATGTACATGGCTTCGTCGAATGATCTAGGGGAATCGACAGGCAAATACGCACAGTTGTACGCACCCACGTTACACCTATCTAGTGCAGGACCGGCGGTCATCATGGCCCGCATAGAGGGCATGACTTCCATCTTTAGAATAGCGTCAAACAGTTGATTATACGTATCTTCATCATCGCACAAAGCATCTGTTTGCTTATCGTAGTAATTAATGAGACGTTTTACCGTTTCGTCCCACGTCTCCCTTCGGTTATCATCATCTCGCCAACGAGCGTAGCGACTTGCATGGATGAACCTTTGATAATCGTCCAATACTTACTCCTTAGTTGCTTTACCGAGTCCAAAATATTCATATAGGTCCTCGTCTGCATCGTGCTCACGCAGCTCGTTTAGCCGGTGTCGTCTGTCCTTCTCCCGCACTCGCTGCCGGAATGTGGATTTCTCCAACTCCTTCGCTACGGGATTTCTTTTCTTGTAGCTCATAATAACGTTCCAGAAATTCTCGCTTAGCCCTACGAGGCTGCCAACTGTCTAGGTCAACTTGGTCACGAAGATGTTCAAACTTAACATCACCGTAGTACTCCCACTGATTAGTATCTTCTTTAACGTAGTTCTTCTCAAGGAGAAGCATCTGCGTGTCAGCAAGTTTTACTTCAGGAGGATAAGGATACTGAAAACCAAACTTGTCACCCATGGCACTCTCAATCTTAACTTCCAGTTCCTTGAAAATCGGAAGCGCCCACTTAAGGGGAGTAGGAAGATCATTGGTAAATGCCTCTGCGGTGTCGTGCATCAGCGCTGTGAATGCATGTTGCTCCGGAACGATAAACGAAGTATTAACCAGATGTTGAGCCACAGAATAAAAGCGAGGCAAGTGCCCACTAAATCGACAGACGTTCGACAGAGCCGTCGCAATATCTTCAATCGTAACATCACTTTCCTCCGGTTTATTGTAGTTAAACATTGCTCCTGAAAGGAGAGCAATGCCGTCATCCATCTTAATTTGCATTCTTCTCTTTCTCTCGTAGAATAAGCTCTAGACGGGCTAGCGCTCCCCAAGCTGTATGGGCAGCATGAAGGAGTCCGCTATCAGGGTCCACAACTTCTCCCTCTCCTTCTTTGAGGAGGTGACGCACCATTGCGTCAGAATATCTATTAATCCCGTCATCGACGGCTTCCCATCCGGCCCAAGCATATTTCTTAGCTCCGAAAGTGGAAATTTCTCCAACTGCTTTAACTGCTCTAGGAAAATATTGCACGACACCTCGAAAGAGCGCAGGTTTAGCGCCGTCGTACTTGATGGCTCCTGTTCCAATTTTACTTGGGTCATCGGTGGTAAATTCAGCCGCGCTTCTTGCGGCACTCACGCTCGGTGAACTCTGCTTCAATCTGATCTTCCTTTGCTAGTTTCTCGAAGTGTTCGTGGAGAACACGCCAAGTCTCATCGCCTTCATTACCTTCGTATACGCCCCAAAAGAAAAAACTCTTAGTCACGATTACCTTCCTTCAGGTAGTGATTTGCAATAGCCATTGAAATATCATGAGATGTTAATCCAATACATTCTTTAGTAATCTGATCCATCAGATTATCAATGACTGGTTGAATTGCAATCTTTCCTTTCAAAACAGAAGCTCCAAATATATCTTCACCAATGGTTACATCAATGCGCAACAAATCTTCTGTCTCGGAGACTTCAATCTTACTCATCATTATCCTCTACGTCTTGCCACTCCATTAACTCCTTCAAGTCTTCTAGAGCGTCGTCAACTTCATCGGGGAACGCCTCGATCATGTCGTCTACTGTTATGCCGATGTACTCCGCAAAGTCCCCGGCTTCGAAATAGTCACAAATTGCTCTGCGGAGCATATCGTCCATTGTTACGCTACTTTCGTTTTCTTACCTGAAAAGTACCTGCCACAGTCATTGCACTGATGCTGCTGAATGTGGAAACAGGCTGTTCTACGAATACCGTCTCGCTTAGTGTTCTTACTGAGACAGGAAGGACAAGCCTCGGTTCCAAGTGACCGCATTGCTGGATGGTTCTTAATCCACGGACGCATACGTAGGTACAGTTGTCCTGTCTTACGCACGTCTCCGAGACAGTAGCGAACCATCTTTCGACGGGCTTTCTCGTCACCGTCAATGACCTTCTTCCAAAGCTTGAAGCCTTCGTGCTCAACCTTACCACCCATGTCGAGGTAGTTAAGTGCGTACTCTAGCTTGTTGCTCAGAAACCTGAACTGAGCCTTGAAAGTCTTCTGAAGGTCAATGTGAGTGACAGGGCGATGGGGTGGAATTTTGTGTTTAAGAAACTCGGTGTTCAGCCACGGATAGTCAAACCGTTCGCTGTTCTTACCGACTACTGCATCAGCAGCCTGAAGAAGGTTCCGGACTGCATTAAGCATACCTTCTGCCCCAAGTTCCCACACCGTGAGACACTCAGGACGCCCTTCTCCAAGCCACTGAAACCCGACACACAATATGTACGGGTGTTCCTTAACTTGCTCCACCCCGAAGTTCTGATTGAACATACCCCAACCGTAAAACTCGGCGGGAGCTGTTTCAATATCCAGAACTAGGATACGTGGCTTATCCATCAATAACCCTAGCTGCGGGAGTATAACCCTTACGGAGGCGCGTCAGCTGCCCTTTAGCATCCTTGGCACGCTTGTACGGCCCCGCGTAAGGGTGTCCGCTCTTGTGGCAGATAAACCACCCTGCGTCAGTCTTCTCCACTGTCATCTTTTCGACCGGGCTCTTTCCACCAAGAAAGCGGAATAGTGCCTTCAGCCCACTGGAAACCGTGTTTTTCACACCACTCCCAGTTTTTGAGCTTAGCTCGCTTGTTTCGTTTACCGTTAGCATTTTGTAATACAAACCTTATGTCTAAGTGGGGATTACTGGCCTTGACAGCTTTCATCTTCCGACAAGCTGCGGCATCCAAGTATCCCTTTGCCTCGATGTAAATCCCGTTGGGTAGGATAAAATCGGGCAAGTACGAGCCTTTGATAACGTAAGGTAGAAAATGTGGCTCGTGTTCCAGCGACTTGCGAGAACGCTTAGCCGCTTCGTAAATACTCTCTTCGAACTTACTTCGAAAGTTAGGAGGGGATTTCTTCGGCATCCACCGGAGTAGCAACAATTCGGATCATAGGAAGCTGATACTCCCGAATTACGTGACCCGTGTTATAGAACAGGTTACGCCCGTCCTTTACGTCGTGAAAGTCAGCTGTGAAAATGTCAGTTTTAATTTCGTCGTTCTGGTCTACGGTCACCATGTAAGTGACTTGGTACTTCCGTAGTGGCATGAACCGCCGTTCGTTACTCAATCGTTGTTACTTCCTAAACTTAGCCTGTAGAGCGTCTACAGTGGTTGAAACCTCGTCGAGAAAGATTCGCACTTCCTTCTCTATACGAGCAATCTCTTCGTCGTCTCTTTCGTATCGCTTTATGAACAGCTGCATGTCCTCAGGTAGGCGAGGGTCGAATGATACAAAGTCGCACCACTTTCGTCCCGTACAAGCCATTTGCCACAGCATCTGTAACCGATAGGACTCAGGAATTTCAGCCCCGAGGAGTCGTTCGATATGCGTAGCAGTTGTTGGACATTTAATTTCGAGCAGTCCGTCATCACCAATCAATCCGTCAGGGGAAGCACCTGCGTGGGAGATAGTAGGATGGTCAATAAATCCTACCTCGTTCACTATAAAGTCGGTTTTATTACTGTAGGCTTCCCGAGCGGGTGCTTCTTGCTCGATACCCCATTGTATCGCTTCGTTAGTGAACGGTTCGGGGTCACGTCCTGTGAGACGCTCTGTAACCAGTTGGGCAGCGTAGTTCTTACGGCTTGCCGCCCAGTTGCCGTTTCTTATGGTGTTTAGAATGTCTGCAATCTTGGAGGCTGTTACTTTACCTCTACGGGCAGCAAACCACTCTTCACTACGTTGTTCCAACTAATACCTCAAAAATGGCAGGAGTTTACCGGCTACATATACTTCCTGCTGCTCATTTAAGTCGCCGCGAGCTGTCCGGCGAAAGGAGAACGAAAGCCGGACGGAAATCTGTGTGGGCGTTTTGTCACTCTTACTATGGGTTGCCCACTCATCCACAGGTCAGCCGGGTACGTCCCGGTCTACCTCTTAATTACTCAGCCGGAGCGACAACACCGTCCTCGGCATCCTCAGCTGCCTTCGCAGCGTTGAGGGCATCCGCCGCCGCACCAAGGCGAGCAGTGATCGCGTCAATAGTTGCCTGATCGTTGTTGTCTACTGCCGGATTGGCAATAGCTGCTGCAACGTCACGAATTGCCTGTTCGACACCTGCGAGTGCAGCGTCAAGGGCGGAGAAATCATTAGCCATAACAATAAAACCTTTCT